AATGAAATAGATGTTTTGATTCCAACATTCGGTGAACCGCAACGCATGAGGCATAACAACCTAACGCTTACAGCATTGCCGTTGCCTCACTATGTGCGTCACAAGGAATGGGATTTAGCAGTTATAGAAGGCACTCCTGAGACCTTCAAATCAGTCCTAGGAATCATTGAGCCTGACCTAATTATTCTTGAGCATCCTTGGCAAGTAGAGGCAATCCAAACTCAAAGATTCGTTTATGATGCACACAATAACGAAACAAGAATCAAACAACTTATCGGTGGCCCAGAAATACAAGAAGCCACTGCCAGGGTGGAAAAGATTGCTTTACAAGCAGATCATGTAACTTATTGCTCTACTGAAGATGAGATTCAGTCTGATAGTCCGATGACTTTGATACCAAATGGTGTCAATTTGCCACCAGAGGTAAACACAAAAGGATTCGGTTCAGACATTCTTCTCTTTGTCGGTAGTGGTCACCCGCCAAACATAGGTGCGGCTATGGCCCTTGCAAGTATTGCCGAGTTCTTGCCCGATTACCAGATAGTTATTGCTGGGCAGTGCAGTCAATTTATTCGTAGCAATCAGCCAAATGTCAAACTGCTGGGGCATGTAGAGCCGTCAACCTTACATCAGCTATTCCTATCAGCTCATGCATTTGTAAACCTCATGGGGGCAGGATCAGGCACCTCACTAAAGGTCATCAAGGCAATCAGCTATGGACTACCAGTTATTAGCACCATAGTTGGAGCTAGGGGCTACAGCACGGGTTGTTTGATAGCTAGAACGCCACAGGAAGTCACAGAATGGCTAGATAAGCTAAAGACACCACTTCAATACAAAAGTGTCTCAGAATCGAACCTAGAGCTTGCCAAGGGGTATTCTTGGGATGTTATTGGCAAACGATTCAATGAAACAGTATTCTCGGTGGTCTGATGAAACTTATAGTTCCAGTCCTAAACCGCTATGACCTGCTCAACAGAATGATTGAGAGCATTGACTATCCAGTTGAAAGACTTTTGATTATTGACAATGGCTGGGGAATTCATCAAGGTTTGGAAGGGCCCGTATCAAACAATCCAAATGTGTTGGCAATGGATGTAATAAACATTTATAGCAACCTAGGTATAGCACCTGCTTGGAACCTGGGAGTAAAGAATTACCCCTTTGAAGAAGTCTTTTACTTCACTTCAAATGATTGTGTGTTTGCTCCAGGGACTTTACAAAAACTTCAGCAAGAATCCGCCGCAGACAAAGTGACAATCTCTGAGATGTGGCCTCATTGGCAACTATTTTCGGTTGGAGCAAAAGTCTTTGAAGCCTGTGGGTTATTCGATGAAGCTATCTTCCCGATGAACTTTGAAGATGATGAATTTGAATGGAGGGTTACAGAAATGGGGTTTTCAGTAACCAAAGCCAATTTGCCCATGATCCATGACGGGCAAATGACCTTCAAGAGCAACAATCACTATGCTGCCAGGAACTCAGAAACTTACAGAGCCAACGAAGCTTACTTCAATCAGAAAAAACAAGAGAATCGACTAAATTCAGGAGAATGGTCTTTGGTCATACGGAGAAGGAATAACTGGTGAAAGTATTCATTACTGGCATAGCCGGATTCTTGGGCTCACACCTAGCCGATAGATTTTTACAAGAAGGACATTCGGTTGTGGGGGTAGATTCGCTGATTGGCGGTTATGTTGATAATGTCCCCGATGGTGCAAGATTTTATGCCCGAGACTTGGTAAAAGATTCGGTTCAGGATTTATTGACTGATGTTGATTTAGTCATTCATGCTGCTTGCACTGCCTATGAGGGCCTGAGCGTGTTTTCCCCAGCACTGGTTGTCTCCAATACAACCCAAGCTACTACAGAGCTTCTATCTCAGTCAATCAAAGCAAAGGTAAAAAAGTTCGTTTACTTATCAAGCATGGCTCGATACGGCACGATTGATACTCCGTATACAGAGGATATGCAGCCTAAGCCACAAGATCCATACGGTATAGCAAAGCTGGCAAGCGAAAAGCTAGTGGAAAATCTATGCAACACACACGGGCTTGAATGGGTTGTTTTAGTGCCACATAACATCATTGGCCCGAGACAAAAGTATGACGACCCGTTTAGAAATGTCGCCTCAATCATGGCTAATAGGTTGCTTCAGAATCAACCCCCGATTATCTATGGCGATGGTCAGCAAATGCGATGCTTTAGCTTTATTCAGGATGTTGTAGACCCTCTTTATGTTGCCTGTATGTCAGACGAGGCATTGGGGCAGGTCATAAACATAGGGCCAGACGAAGAACCAATTACTATCAATGAATTGGCAGAGAAGCTACAAAGCATTGTCGGCACGACATTCAAGCCTATTTACACTGGCGGTAGACCGCAGGAAGTAAAGATAGCTCTATGCAGCAGTGACAAGGCAAGAAGGCTACTTGGGTATCAAACCTCTACGACCCTAGAAAATGGCTTGAGGGAACTGGTTGATTGGATAAGGGCTAGAGGGGTAAAGGATTTTGAGTATCACCTACCCATAGAGATTGAGAGTGATCGCTTACCCGCCACATGGTCTCAGCGTTGGTTCTAGCTGTAGAATAAAAGCATGGCACTCACCAACGCATACTGCACTCTGCAAGAAGTCAAAGACGCACTCAGAATCACAGATTCGGTTGACGACACAATTCTGGAGCTGAGCATCGAAACGGCTTCTCGGCAGATTGATGACATCTGCGAAAGGCAGTTCTATCAGACCGTTGGTGCGACCAGAATCTTTGCCCCCAGAGATAGTTTCGTGTGCGAAATTGATGATTTGGTCAGTCTTACCAGTCTAAAAACCTCCACCGCTGCTGATGGAGTATTCGATGTGACTTGGGCAGCTAAGGACTACCAACTAGAGCCACTGAACAGTCTTGCTGGGGGCATTCCCTCTCCTGCTACACAAATCAGAGCTATTGACGACTATTGGTTCCCGCTTGCAATGGAAGAAGCAACCGTGCAGGTTGTGGGAACATTCGGTTGGAGCTCAGTCCCACGAGCAATCAAGATGGCAACAATTCTTTTGTCCATGAGACTTTACAAGCGTATGGATTCACCACTTGGTGTTGCTGGCGTAGGAGAACTGGGCGTTATCCGTGTAAGCCGTATTGACCCAGACATCGAAGCCTTGATTATGCCATTCAAGAAGATTAGGATGGCTTAGTGAGCATCACAGACATCCGTAACGGTCTGGCTACAAACCTAGGAACCATCCCTGGGCTAAGAACATCTGCTGAACTTATTGATAATCCAAGCCCACCAGTAGCCCTAGTAAACCTAGAATCAGTTGAATACGATCAGGCTTATCAAAGTGGTCTAACTCTTTACAATTTCACTATTACCTTGATTGTTGGTCGTGCAGCAGAACGCACGATGCAAAGAAAGCTTGATTCATACATGTTTCCTGACGGCGAGCAGTCTGTCAAGGTTGCTGTAGAATCAGACAGGACACTCTCGGGTGCGTGCCAAGACCTTCGGGTTACTGGTGCGGGCTCGGTAGGGTCTATAACCATAAACGACCAAACCTACTTGGCGGCTGAATTCACAGTCACCGTCTATGCATAAAAGGAGATAAATTGGCAAAGTTCATTGCTACAGGCACCAAGGTGACCTTGAACGGTAACGATTTCTCCAGCTCGTGTGCGAGAGCAGAGCTGGTGATCAACGCCGCCGAGGTGACCACAACAGATTTCGGTTCAAATGGCTGGACTGAAGTTATTGGGGGCCTAAAATCAGGTCAGGTTTCACTTGACTTCCACAGCGACTTTGGAACAGGTGCTGTATCCCGCATTTTCCAGCCTCTAGTTGGAACAATCGGAACAGTAGTTCTAATTGCTGCTAACGGAACCGCTGCATCTCAGGCAACCCCTGCGTATACAGCAACCGTGCTAATCAACAGCTTCACCCCAGTTAGCGGTGCAGTTGGAGACCTAAGCACTTTCAGCGTAACCTTCCCGACCACTGGGGCTGTTACCTACGCAACTGCATAAGGAGCAAAATTGAAAATCAACCTACAAGTTACTTACGAGAATGGAACTAAGAAGCTCGTTGTTTGCAACGCAGCAGATCTAGTTGCTTTTGAAGATAAGTATGAAGTATCAATTTCAGCTATCGGAGCCGAGACCAAGTTGAGCCACTTGCTCTTCTTGGCTTGGCATTCCGAGAAGCGAACCGGCTCGACAAAAGACGACTTCGACAAGTGGCTGGAAACAGTTGCTTCGGTTGGAGATTCTGACAGCGACCCAAAATAAGGGGGCTGGGGGATTCCTCAGCTCACTGGTTTATCGCTGGTCTAGCCGTAGAAACTGGCATAGCACCAAGTGTTTTGATGCAAGAATCAGAACGCATGCTATGGACTATGCATAGATGGCTTGTAGCAAGAAACATGCCTAAATAGGGAAGCCGCCCTTCGGGGCGGTTTTTCTTTTAGCGGTAAACTTGTAAAGATTGATTGGCGGTAATCTTGGCAGAAATAACTCCTAGTGTTGGTTTTAGCACTCAGTCGGGTATGTTCGGTTCTGCCAACACGGTTCGACTTGAAATAACAAACTGGGCAGAAGTAATGAAGGTTCTAAAAGACCTAGATTCTGACTACATCAAGCATCTTCGCAGAAACTTCAAAAGAATCGCCAAAGGCCCACAACAGAAGGTTTCAAGAGCCATACCAGGCAAGAACAGTCCACCGCTTAGCAATATGAAGCAGGTGTGGTTTGGTCGTCTAGCATGGGGAACTACATGGGGCGGTGTAGGCGGAGAGCCACCAAGACCCGCTAAGTCAGTGCTTATTCAGTTGCCAAATACTCGTAAGAAGAAATACCGTGATCTTGAGCGAGTGCCTATTGTTCGATTGCAGGTTGGCTCGCCTGGAACGGTGCTATTCGATATGGCAGGTCGCCGTGGGTATGCCAAGGGTCGCAAGGGCCTTACTCCTGTTTATGATTACATTTATAGGGTCAATGGTTTGACTGTGCCTGGCAAGCGTCAGCACAGGGTTGTGCCTGGAGCATTTGCTAAGGCTCTACAAAAAACTGGTTATGGTCAAGCATCTCGTATAGTTTGGCCCAATGCACTAAAGGCAATGCCAGAAGTAACTAACGAAATGCAAAGTGTAGTCTTTACTGTCAATCGCCGTATTCAATACGAACTGCTAAGGAAACAATAAATGGCTGGCAAGATAAATGTTGGTTTGACAGTTGCCCTACAGGGACTTGCTCAAACACAAAAGCAGTTATCAGCTCTTGGCAAGAGCATAAACACAATCGGCAAAACAGCCGGAGTTGCTGCTATTGGTTACGGTGTATTCGTAGCTGCCGTTAAGGGTGGCGACTTTGTAATGAGTGCCGTAGCTGGTGCTCGAGACCTTGAGCGTAACCTGCTCGGTCTCAAATCAGTCTTTGAAGATGTCACCT